TAAGCCCCTCGGCGTCCAAGCGACCGTGTGAAAGGTGCTTAGTAACCAGCGTAATACAATTCAGCGGGGCGGTAAGCAACCACACCAGTGAACTGACCCATCGCCGCGTTTTGGAACATGAAATTGTCCAAAGAGTTGGCGAGGGTGTTTTGGTAATCCAATGGGATGTCCATACGGATCGACTCTTCGTCGTAGTTCGAGAAACAGTAAGTTTGTTTCGAGAGATTTCCCATCGAGTTCGCATGGTCGGCGTACACCAGCGGCAAGATTTTAAATTGCTTGTTGCGGGTGATGACTTGGAAACCCTCTTCCAACAATTGCAATGTCGATTTGACCGGGAATTGTGGGGAGCTTTGGGTTGCAAGGCCGTTGTAATCGGATTCCGGGATCACGAGATGAGTCGGAAACGCGGTGTAATTACAATTCTTGCGATAGTTGCCGATTGCGGCTTGTTGGAAAGCTGCAAGTTGCGTGTAAGTCATCAAAGACAGAGCTGTCGAAATGAGACTCGCATCGAATGTGACGCCCGGTTGATTCAAGAGACCCAAGCAAGAACCGCCAGCGCCGTTTTGTCCTTGAGCGCCCAAGAATGCCACGCGCTGAATACCGAGCTGCCAGTTTCGCAAACGAGATTTCTCTTTCGCGCTCACAATATCCCAGTTGCCCGAGACCGACGCCTGCTTCAAATCAAAGACGGTCCACCCGTTGTTTTTTGCCCAGTTGTTCACTTTGACGTTCACAGCGTCAACACCGGCAGACGGAGCACTCAAGCGAGTGTTGTCTTGACCAGTGTTGATGATCCCCGACTCAAACAAATCCGCAACGTCGAACGAACGGAAGGTTGTTAAGTTGGAAGACCATGTGCCTTCACCGACACGGATTGGAATGTAATCCGCCGGAGCGATTTCGTACAGCTTTTGCTCCGAGACTTTTTTTACGACGGTCGTCAGAGTTGTGATCGGTACTTCAAAGCCCAGAGCATTACCGAAACGCTCGTTCACCATTTTCTGGGTGTACGCCGCATGGTATTTTTCTTCTTCCGATAATCTAATTGGCTCATACTCGCCTTTCGAGTTTTTGATTGAGCTGTAAATTACCGGCTGTTTAAACTTGCGTAGTTTTCTCATTTTAAAATTCCCTTTCTTATTGGTTACGCCGTTGCAAATGCGGCATTCGGTAACAGCATGACCCGAATTGGTCCTGCGCCCGATGCACCGTCAAATGCCCAGCCTAAAAGCGTGGCGGTATTGCCAGACGCTTGAACGCCACCAATATAGGTGGGGTCGAGACAAACTTCGCCGAACTGAGTGATTGCACCCGTGGCGTATTGCCAAATCACCGATCCGAACAATGCAATTTCGAGGTTTTGGCCTGCGACGTATTGAATGTCCTTCATGTTGAATGTTGCAATGCCGATGGCCGCATCCGCCTTGCCCGAAACCGGCGCAATTTTTGGAATGCCGCCTGCGGTGTTCGCCACAATCTTGACCGCTTGGCCCGGATAGATTTGTGTGGTGACGCTCGCGTCGACTTGAGCGGAAATGACGTTGGTCGAGCCAACTTTCATGTCCACGAGACCGACGACTGTCGCCTGGTAAATTTGGTTAGGCGATAACGCGGGCTCAAGACCAACCGTAAGCTGGGTGGAGTTCGCGGTCGCGCTTCCGTTGCCTGTGTCGGTTGCGATGACGACGTAGAAATAGGTCGTTCCCGGAACAAGACCGGAATCATTCAAAGTCAAAGCTGTTTGACCTGTGAGAATGTTTCCCGCGTCTGGGGAGAACCCGGTCGTGGTCGAGCGATACCATTGATAAGTGTATGGGCCGGTTCCGCCGGTTGCCACAGCACTCGAAAGAATGGCGGTCGATTGTCCGACCAAAACTTTTGAAAGAGCACCTGCTGCTAAGGACATATAGGTTGTTTCCTTTCGTTTTTAAAAAGTTATTTGCCCGAGCCGTAGCGAGCAATCCCGCGTGCGACTTGATCCATCGGCAAATCGACAATGGCCATTTCACGGTCATCGCTGTTCTGCATTCGACGGTTTGCGTTTTTGAGTTTCGCGGCTTTTTCTTTGGCGATGATTTTGCGAGCGTGCTCCAAAGACATCGAGTTTTTCTTTTTGTCTTTTTTCGGAGGAGGTTCGTCCGCGTCGTCTTCGTCATCGGCTTCATTATCAAGAGAGTCATCGCCGCCGCGGTCGCCCACGTCGTCCATGCCTTCTTCGACGTCTTCTTCCGAGTTCATTTCTGACTCGTCTTCTTCGTCGTTTTCACCGCCCGGCTCGCCGCCGTCAGCATTGGCCTTCATTTTCTCGATCTCGTTGCAAGCTTCGATGTGTTTCTTAACGAGGTCGTTTACCGACATTTCGTCAGAGTCACCGACTTTGACCATGTGGTCGCCATTGGCGTAACCGTTCATGTTCAAATACTTGTCGTGATCGGTCACAAGTTTCGTGATCGAAATTTCTTTTTTGGAAAGCGGCAGCTCAACCATAGTGTTTTCTAGGTCAGCGGCGTTTTCCACTTTCTTGCGCGTGAATAACTTCAAGCTCATGTTTGTGTTCTCCCTTTTTGAATTTGCGAACCTTTTCAGGTCGTGTTCTTTTGATTCGTTGTACATTTTGAATTCTTCGGGTGTGAGCACGATGCTCTCGTCATACCGAGGATTATCGACAATCGCTAAGTGCTCAAATTCCCCTCCTGTCACTTCTTTGATGTAGCTGACACCATTCCATTCGCCGCCTTTGTCAAATTCATTGGCGATGTAAGCGTTGGATAAGCGCCATCCTCGACGGATTGCTTCGAGGCCCTTTTCACTGGTGACGAGAAACTTCACCCAGGTCTTGCCGTCCGCTTGGTTGAAGAAAGATTGAACGACCCAGCCATCGGCTTCGCCGCGCAAGTCATCTAAACTTTCATCGACTTCGTTGACGTGTCTGACGAACACCGGGCGTCCGGTGAAGGACGGTCCCATTTCTCGAATCGTGCTTTCGTTGATGAACACACGATAAGGTGCTTCGCCGGGCTCCTCATACTGGGCGACGCCGGGATAAAAATGCATCCCGTAGAAGACTTCGCCTTTAGAGTTGTTAAGCTTCAGCACATTTTTCTTCATGGCAGAAAGCTCACACTGTCATAGCCCGAGTTTGCCGTCCCGCTTATTGCCTTTAGAGATAGGCGAACGCCTGAGGCAAGGTAAGGCGAAATCGGAAACTTAAAACACGCGTTGAGAGGGACTGTGAACAGGTCAACTTCACTTGCGGCGGCACCGACGGCAATTTTTACGATTTGCCCGGAGTTGTCACAAATTACGAGGGTGCTTGAATTGATCGGTGTGCTCGCGACGATTGTCACGTATGCCGAAGTCGTGACGTTGGTGCCGGAATACGACAATGACGACACGTTTGAAGCGACTGCGAACTGTGCGAAGAAAACTAAAAGACTGATTACAAATAAAAACTTCATTTCTTTTTACTCCCATTAAATTTCACAACCGGAATCGCGAAGCATCGACAGTTGTAATCCTCGTGCGGATTGTTGCGGTCTCCGTTTTCGTTTGTGATTGGTGGGTCGTCCCACTTAAAAGTTTCCCCTTTTTTCGACCTGTCGCCAAGAGCCCGGTGCATGGGCCGAACAGGGTGGGCCGCTGTGCCCGAAACGCATCCCCATTTGTATTCATTCACACCCGCGGCCTGGTATCTGGTCTCGGTGAATTTTGCCATCATCAAGCTGGTCTCTTGTCGTGCAAGAAACTTTGCTTTGCGTTCGGCAACACCGTAATTTTCGCGAATCATCCCAACCGCGGATTCGTATCTATTCCCAGCAAAAACAGACTTTTGGATGTCTTTGCGAAGATCAACAATGTGCTCGGTTAGAAAGTCATTTATCCACTTATCCATGTTGAGAGTCCACTCGTCCGAAAGCTTCTTTGCCTGGTCCTTCGTCAGCTGGGGAGCGACGGTTAACCCCTTGACGGACTTCTGAAAATCGCGCTCGACCTTCCAAAGATTCGTGTCGAACATTTTTTTTAATTTTAGGCGTTCGGTAATTTCTTCCGGTAAAATATCCGCGAGCTTGCGGTCAACGACGTCAAGTTTCTGCTCGAAGGCGGTCCGTGAGGCTCCGATGGCCATACGGATTTCGGGACTTATTTTGGCCTTTTCAAGTTTAAAACTTTCCGAGCCGCGGTCCCACTTGGCACCAAGCTCTTTGAGTTCTTCTGAAATCGTCGCATTAAACTTGCCCTTGAATTTTCCGTCAGCGTACTGAATGCGGCCCGAACGGATTGCTTCGTACAAATCGTAAGGCGCGTTCTTGAGAGCTTTCCCGGTCTGAGAAAACTCTTTCAAAATTGGAATGTAAATGTGCTGTTTGAATGCTTTGAGGATGGCGGCCTCGATTTGCTCATAGCCTTCCGTCGATTTCCGAATTGGGGACAGCTCGACGTAATCTTTGGTAATCATGCACTTGGCTCGTTCGACAGCACGTTAAGAATCCCCATCCCGTGAAGTTGAATTATAGTTCCGCCCAAACTGTACGTCGTCAGAATGTCTTTGTTATTTCCAAGCGCGCAGTTGCCCGAGTCCGTTGACGAGAGCACGAGCAAGAATTGGCCGGTGTACAAAGTTTGATCGAGAATTGTGTGCTGCCCATTTCCAAACGTATTGACCGCGCCAAGCTCGCCGCCGATTTCTGACGAGAGCGTTGCGCCTGCGAGGTTCACAGGATTTCCATTTGGATCAAGCGCAATCAGTTTCAGTGTTGGTGTATCGCCTTGAGTGAAAGCAACTTGCGGCTGTGGCGAAGGTGCCAAAGCCGTTGGTGCTGGTTTTAAAACAAAAGCTCCGCCGATACTGGGAATCATGCTTGCCTCTTAATTCCGAAAGTTGCCAAGAACTCTTTGACCTGTTCCATGTTGTCGGCAGTTTCAAAAACCAAATATGGTTTCTCCATTTGCTCCGCGTAACTTTTAGCGTCCGCGACGGGGACCGCCATTGGCAGCTTGTTGAGGCAACACGCTTTGAACTTCTTTCCTGACAGGCACGGGCATGTCATGTTTCTCGGAAGTTTCAACAACGGGTTGAATGCCATCCCTGGAAGGGGACGAGTGAAAGCCCGCGCCAGAGTCATCGAGCGTCGGAGTTTCAACTGGTCTTGCAGGGATTTCGCCTCGGAGTCTTTTAAGGATTGCAGCTCGTTCGAGTTCGGCGTCACGTTGTCCTTGTTCAAATTGCTTTCTGTCATTGTCGTATTTCTCCATTTTGTTGCGGATTGTTTTTTCTGCCACGCCTAACGACAAAGCCGTTTGCGTGATGTTGCCACGATAGAACCTGAGCCCTGCGAGAATGATTTCTTTTTCCATCGACTCTAACGTCATGCCTGGTTGCCAAATAACTGCGTTCATTTCCTAACCCCCATATTAAAGTATTTTGCTAATCGGTTTTTGATTGTGTCTTTTGCAAAGAGTTCATCGAAAACTTTCGTCAGTCGCTCGGTGTAATCTTGGCGCTTGTCTTCAGCGACAGAGGTCCAGCTACTTCCGCCGAACACTTCAATGTCTTCTTTCATTTCTTTGATTTGCTTTTTAAGCTCGGTGTATTTCGCTTCGTCATTTGCGCGAATGGTGTAATCTTGGCGCTTGTCTTCCATCGACTCCAAGGTCATGCCTGGTTGCCAAATAACTGCGTTCATTTCTTCCCCCCCCCGTTTAGAATTTTTTGTCGGTTTCGGCGTTTCATTGTC